GTTTTTTAGAAAGTGCTTGCGCGATCAATTCTGGTAATCTCATTTCATCTATTTTTTGTCTTACGTCAACTTTATGCATTTTAAACTCTTTTTTAATTTATATTAAGTTATCATCTGAAAATTTCCAAGTGATCGATCTCCGCCAGTTGCTGATGTTCTGGTTCCAATATTTTGTGAGGGGTCAGCTGCTTGTCGCTGTTGTATTGAAGTAACAGCATAACCAAGTTCTTGCTCATTAAGATTTATTATAGAATTAACAGTTACTGGTCTTTCAAGTGCCTTTGTTACCATTGCTCCATGCTCACCAAGCGCCTCACTAAAAATATTTGTCAGTTGACTTAAAGTTTCCTTTACTTCTCTATAAGGGTCACTATCAGCCACAAACTCATTTGGAGGCTGATTTATTACCTTACCCGTTGATTCATCATTAATCTCTTTAAGCATTCTCTTAACTGTATCTTGTGCTTTTTCTGTATCAAATACATAATCAGACGTAGCTGCTGCTGATCCTCCCATATAACCTCCAACTCCTCCTATTAGACCGCCAATAATAGCGCCAACTGGGCCCAGACCTAATGCTCCTGCACCTGCTCCTGATAATAATCCCCCTAAAAACCCTCCTGCAGTTCCGCCGGCAGCTCGAGCAAACATATCTTGATTTTCGCTTTTTGTCATTTCTTCTTGAATTTTTTCAAATTGAGTCTTATTTATCTTATTTTCTTCAAGAGCTTTCTCTAACGTTTTTTGTGCTTGTTCTTTGTTCATTTCACTTTCAACAATTTCTGAAAGTATTCCTGCAACAGGACCTAACGCTTTACCTGCAGTCTTTGCAGCGCCTAAAGCAAGTCTTCCTGGCGCTTTCAATGCTGTTTTTGCCAAACCTTCTTTTGCAGCTTTTTTTGCTGCTTGCTCAGCAGCTCCAGAGGTTATCTTCTCACCAGCTTTTTTAGCAGCTACTTCTGCTGCTTTTTTAGCCCTAATTGCACCTTTTGTTCCTGCAACTGCCTCAGCTGCTTTATCTCCATACCCGCCTGTTACTGTATCAAAAGTATCAGATGTTGCACCTAATGCAGCATCTGTGACACCACCTCTTTTAGTTCTTTTAATTGCCTTTGTTAAAGTATCATCTTCTTTTGATATTATTGAAGAATCTCCAAACAAAGCTTTTCCAAAGTCAAACTGGGACATCCACTCTTTTATTGCATCTAACATTGTAGTTACAATTTGACCAATATATTCTTTTGCACTTGCAAACCCTTCAGCAATATATGATCCTATATTTTTAAATGTGCTTTTTATATTTTCATTTTCAGAAAGTTCTTTTATCTTAGAAGTCAAACTATTAAATAAACCAGCAAATATACCTTCGCCTTCTTTAATGTTAAATGCTTCTTTAAATTTGTCTCCTAACCTTTCAAAAAGCCCCTTTTGTCTTTCTATTTTTTGTATTTTCATGCCAACGCCAGACAAAGAATTGTCAATCATTGAGCTAAAACCTTTTTCGTATTCCATTTTTTCTCGACCAAACAAATATTCCTTTATAGAAGAAAAAGAAGCTTTAATTCTTCTAATTAAGTCATTACACTCTTTTTCACCCATTCCTAAAAACTTTGCAAATGTTTTTGAATTTACCTTGTCACTTATTTTGCCTGTTGTAAGAAAATTAACTAAACCTTCAAAAGCGTTTCCTAAGCCTTTAATAATTCCTGGACCTGCTAAAGCAAAAGCTTTAATAATATAGCCTACTATTTTTCCTGATGCTCTTGTAAGTTGCCCTAAAAATCCTTGATCATCTAAAAGCTTACTTAGGTCAAAAAGTCCACTTATTTTTTCATCCCACTTCATTTGAACTAGGCTCCAATCAATACATTTATTAGGATCTGATATGTCTTTTACAAATTCTTTAATATTTTTTATTGCTGTATTTTTAAGGTTTTTTAAGCTTTCTTTACTAAATGCATTATTTATAGTATTTAATATTTCATCAAAAGGTCCTAATATTTCGTCCAAGTCTTTCTTTTTAATTCTTAGACCTTCTTCGTAAAAGTTTTCCATATTTTTACTAACTTTTCTAATTGTTTGCCCGAGCTTGCTACTATACATTATTGTGTTTGTCAAACCATCAAGAAACGCTGAAAAGAAATCTTTCTTTTGCATAATCTTTAATTGTTCTTTCATTGAAGATGACATGTCTTTCATTGCTCTTATTTGTCGTTCTTCAGGTTTTTGATCATTCATTATCTTTTTTATCTCTTCATAAGACTTGCCTAAAGTTCTATAGTTCATAGTTGTTTTAAGTGCTTCAACAGACATTCCTGTATGAGATGCCATCAATGATTTTTCATGTCTGTTTAAATCTTCAAAAGATCTTCCTGTTGCAAGCATTGACTGTCTAAACATTTCAACAATTTCCATAGGATCTTCAGCTCTAATAAGTTGTAATGCGTCAATGTTCATTCCAAATGTTTGAGAAAGCAACGCAGCACTATTAGCTGCATCTTCAAATGTACCAAACTTATTGAATATTCCTGCAAGATCTTTCATTTCAACACCCATTTGTGTTGCTCTTGCTGCAACTTTCATAAGTTCAATTTCTGAAAGGTGACCAAAGTTTGTTATATCTTTTCTTAACTGAAAGAAGTTTTTAGAAAGAATCTTTCTATTTACACCAAACTCATAACTTGCAGCATCTGATGCTTCTTTCATTCTTGTCATTGTAACGTAATAGTGCTCTCCGTTTTTTATTGCATCTCTCATAACATATGCAATATCATCAGCAGCCATTCCCATACCTTTTGTCATTCTTTGAAAAAACTCTATGGAAGTTGCTGACTTTGTCGTAGAGTCTGCAAAAACATCAGCGTATATACCCATATTTGTTATGCCTTGTGATATTTCTCTTATCATGTTAGCAGCACCTTGTACACCAAATCCAAATAGTTTTGTCATCGTACTATTAACACTTTGAAAAGATCCTAAAGCACCTTCTGCAATACCTCTTAACTGTGTCATTGATTTACCACCATTTGATAATAAATCAAAGTATTCTTTTGTATCTTCAGAAGCTTGTCCAATTACTTCAACTAACTCTTGCCTTAGTTTGTTTCCTAAATCAGCAGCTCTATTAGCAATGCCTACAGGTAAAGTTACTAAAAATTTTGATACTTTTGCTGTTGCAGTTAAAACAGAAGACAATGATCCTACTATAAACTTTGTTATTCCTGTTCCTATAGCGACTACACCTTTAACAGTTGAACCTATAATGCTTCCAATTGTTTTAAACATTCCTCCTACTAATGATGAAACTCCATCAACTGCTATTAATAATCTTTTAGCACCATTCTCTGCAGACAAAAAAGAAGAGCCCCATGTTTTTAAGTTTTTTGTTATGCTTAAAAACATTCCAGATATTTTTTTCATGCCTGTAACGTCAAATAATTTACCAAACAAACCACCAGAAAATTTGTCAACCTGTTGAGCAGCAACTACTATTCCGCCTATGACTTTACCGTAATTATTCATTTGCTCTGAAGCATTTTTAATTACATTAGGAACTTCACCTAGATTTTTTTTTGTTTTATCTACTGAATTATTTATTTTGTTTATTGCTTCAGCAGCTTTTACAAGATCTTCAGCACTAAAACTTCCAATAGATCCTCCTGACCTTCTTGTTTGCTCTTGCCCTTTTTTAAGCAATTCAACAATATTACTAAGTAGTTCTACTTGTCTATTTTCCACATCAGACTCCTAAAGCAAGAATTATTTATAAATATATAACTATTAACTTACTTCCTATTAAAAAGTCTTCTTGCTGTAGTATTTGCGTTATTATTAGGAGGTGGATTATTTCTTTTTCTATTTTCGTTTTTTTGTTTTATTTCTGATACGTATTTGTTTATAAACCAAGTTCTTTTCCAAACAGGCAAATTATATGCGTCATGATATGTAAAGCCTAGGTGTCTTATAAGCGCATATATATACTCTAAAACAATATCTTTATCTTCAGGTCTCAGGCCAAAAAAACGAAGAACCAATTGGTAGGTCAACCTCGCTTTCCTCGAAACAGCTGTTGCATCTAAGATCACCCTTCATAACAACACCAGGCTCTTGATTATCCAAAAACTTTCTTAAAGCAAGCGAGTCTCTAACAGGCATATTCTTAACAAAGAAAGATATCTTATTTTTATTTGTAATGCCGTCAACAGACTCAATACATCTAGTTAATCTATCTGTAATCCCTGTATCTGTGCTTAGACCTTTCTTTTTCTTTCTTTCGTTAATAATCATCATTTCTTTTTCATCATGTCCAGTTAAAAACTTAACTCTTACACTTTTCTTAGTAACTGGTAAAACAACTTCAAATAAGTTTTCACCAATTTCTACAGGTTCAACTTCTAGTCTCTTAATAGGTAACTGAGAAAGGTCAAACTCTGTTTTATTAGTTGCACCACATTCTGGGCAAGAAACTTCAATATTATAATCAGCGCCATAACCTGTAATTCTTAGTGCTACCATTAATGCTGTTCTGTCACCTGAAATGAGATCTTCAGAGTTAATTCTCTTGTCAACAAGGCAACTATCAATAAGCTTTGAAATCACTGTTCCGTCTTTAATATAAGCTCTAGAAGTTAAAATATCTTCTTCTCTTGCTGTCATAGGTCTAATCTGCAGTGTCTCTTGACCGTGAAGAGGACTATCCTTAGGGTAAATCATTCCTAAAGAAGGCAATGGGACACTTTCAACAGCAATATCCAATCCAAAGTCATCTTTTGCAACATTTGACTTTTGAATTGGACCAGAATCTTTAATTTCATCAGGATTAATAGGCTGATCTAGATTGTTCATGTATATACACTCCGTTTGTATTCTATATAGATGGTATCATTATATCTATTGGTTCTATTTCTGTTAAATTATTTTGAGTAGAATTTAATATCTCATTTAAAGAAATAACTGTAATATTTTCATCTGATTTGCCAAACAAAGATATACCAATTCTACTTCTAAGAATATAGTTTAAAGCATCTTCTTTTTCTTTATTAGATGTTCCTGTGTTTATTTTAACAAAAAAGTCTTTTATGACACCAATGTCTACATATGATTGTAGTAGAGTATTCAGACTAAAATTTAATAAAGAATTTATATTAATTAATCTTGAATTATTGTTAAATAGCAAGTCATTCTCATATAAAAGATATTTTATATTCTTTTTTATATTTAAAACTATTCTTGTATTATGCGCAATTCTTGACAAACTATTTCTTGATAATAAAGATGTATTTCCTGAATTTAATTTTATTATATTAAAATCATTAAAAATATTTTTTGGCACTATAAAGTTAGCGTTTGTTTCAGGCTTTAAACTAAGTCTAATTAGTTTACTAAATTCATCAGTGTCAGTGGAGCTTAATGAGTTATTAATTACACCTTTAATTTCTATTGTAGAAAAATTAAAACCATTTATGTCATCAACTGGGCCACTAGCAATACCGCTAGCAAAAGACTTAATTGCTATAAATGCAGGCATGACAACAAATCTTTTGTCTTCATAAAGATCATTATCAAAAAATCCTTCAGCTGTATTTAAAACGTTCAGCGTGTATCTATTATTATAATAATTCTGTCTAATGTTTTCTAAAGAAGTTATAGTCCCTGAATCTATATACTTGCCAATATTTTGTTTTGTTTTAAATTTTAAGTCTATATCAGATTCGCCAGGTTCTATGAAAAAGTGATTATAGTCTTTTATAATACCTACTTTGGTAGGTATGTTAGGGTCATCAGGATTATCAGAATGATTACTATATTCTGGTGAATTTAATACAGTTATATATCTAGCTTTTTCGTTAGCTTCAACAGATATTTTCTTATTTAAATAATGATGTCCTACAGAAGGAATTGATAATATGTCAAATTCTGCATTTGAATCGTCTAACATTATGTCGTGGGCTTTTTTATAAGAAGAATATGTTGGCCCTTCAATTTGATTGTCCAAATTTTCGTCTTCTAACTCTTTTACTAATGCTGTTTGACTTATTAATCTTTTATCATTGTCTAGTATGTTAACTCCATCAAAACCACCGCATGTAAAAAAGTCAAAAGCTAGAAATTCTGAATGTATGCTGTTGTTTTCATCTTCTGACTTTAATAATTTATCAATATCAACATACTGATACTCGCTGTTTAAATTTTGTAAAGAACTAATGCTGCTTATTTGCTTTCCATCTCTTCTATATAAAGCTGTTTCCCAATTTTTTTGAACTGGGTTGTTTATTCCTGCAGGAATATACATTATTTTTTCTAAGTGAAAAAATGAATTAGTCAAATCGATATTGTTATCTTCTAAGTCTCTAACCCAAACATTTTTTGATTTATCTAAATAGTTATCTTGAAAATACTTTGTATACCAATAATAGTTTCTAAAATACTTCTTATTTTCTTTAATTTTTTTTATTAATTTAAATTTATAAACATTACCAAGTATTGTTTTGTCTATTTCTTTTGTGCTAATATTGTCAAAAAGAACACCCCAATATTTTTCTTTTATAAGTTTATCTTCTTTTTCAATTAATATATTCCAAACATAATCAACGGGCTTTTGTAAAACACTATAACCTTCAGGATTAGTAACCCCAGAAGTATTTATCCTAGGATAAGGCATAAAACCAGAAGGCATTAATTCGTATGAATTTATGTCTTTAAACTCTATTTTTTCGTTTATTTCAACTATTAAATGATTATTTGTTTGCTTGTATCTTCCTGAAGTTATTACTTTATTTTTATTAAAGTCAAAATAAGTTTTTTCTGTGCCGAATACAAGGCCAATATAGTTTTCACTATCTGGATCTAAATTTAAATCTGTAAATTTAAATAGCTCTATAAAAGTATTTTCTTTTTTATTGTATTCCCAAACTGCAACGTCAAAAATTGACCAATCTTCTGTTTTTATATTACCTAACTTTTTTGGTGTAATTCTTATTCTGTATCTATTACCAATTTCTCCATCGTCAATTGCATGAAATTTAAATAACTTAACACAACTATTATGCATATTAACTCTATTGTCAGAAATATTTTCTCTATTTGTAGGCTGAGAAACTATCCAACTAGTAGACGCGCTTTTATAAGAACTTTGAAAATCTTCATAACTTATTGAGTTAGAACTACCGTTAAAAATAAAATTTTTATTGCTTTCAAAAGATAAATTATCTAAAAAGTTTAAACTAAAATTTGCGTATCTTAAATTACCTTTATCTAAAAAGTATCTTAAGTCGTTATTTATATATGATTCTCTAAACTCTCTTTTCTTAACAGACCTTATTCTTTTGTAATCTTTTAATATATTAAAGTCTTTGTTTCCAAGACCTTTTACGAACAAGAAAGGATATTGTATATTTGTATTTAATGATAATGTTGCATCATTAAAGCTTTGTAAGACTATATTTTCTCTTAGTCTAACTAAGCTTTGAAGCCCATTTTGTGTGTTGTCTTTTTGCAAAAGAATTTTTGTTCCTTGTGGACAAAAAAGAACATCTGTTATTAAAGATACTGAATTTTGGTTTTCACCTATTTGTTCTAAATAATCATTAAAAGGAGCAATTTTTATAACACCATTCTCAGTGCCTGTATATTGCTTATTTTTATAATGACCACCTATAAAGTTAGTCTTCCCGGGACTTCCTCCAGCAGTAGCAAACTTATTATATCCAGAATACCCTTCGTTAATACTACCACTTACAACATTACCACCTACAATAAATCCGCTGCCTTCAACAATACCTTCACTATTTGGTATGCCAGTTTTACCAATTCCTAAAACTCTTGTAAAAGATAATTGGTCTCCGCCTTGATTAAACCACTCTTGTGCTGAAAGTGGTGACAGGTCAGGATGATGCATATCAAGTGGTGATCCAAATACATTTTCGTATGTATTTAAAATATCGTCACTCTTCTCAAATTCTTGAAAAGTATGAGGAACAAACGCCGGTCCTTTTAAAGATGTACCTATAATACCTAAAGTATCAGCCGTTAATGAGATTTCGCTTTCTTCTTTAAATTCTCTTGGCGTATTTTGTGTAACATCAATATTTTCATTATTTCTAAATTGCGTCATATTAAACCTGTTTTTATCTTATATTAGTATTTATAAGTAGGTTCTGTTTACTTTTAAAATAAAATTAATGTATATTATACTATTAACCTCTTAAAGCAAAACAGAGACTAATCTAATCAGCTCTAAGAGGTATGAATTAACTTGTTATACAATTAGTATTGCAATACGCAGTTATCGAATCTAAGATCCATTGTGATTTCCATAGCACCGTCATCATCGTAGCTAAGGTCACCAAAGTTTGCGCTAGCAAGATAAGCACCCTTGATATCCCATAACTCTACTACTGTACCTACGGGATCAAGCATCTTAAGCTGGCAGTCTCTCTTATAGAAGTCTGCATATCCACTACGACCACTTACAGACTCAAAGTGAGTTCTAACCCACTCCATAACTTGCTGAGCACCGCTTGGAGCAATTGGATCATATAGAACAACACTTATATTTTGGAATGTTGTCTTTCCTGCAAGATAACGAGTGCTATTCATAAAGTTAATAGTTGTCTCGTTTGTTTGGTATTGTGGACGAGCTGCTGATTTAATAAGAAAAGCGTCGATGCCTTCAATCGCAAAGATCCATCGATTCTTTCTTTTTGGCTCAAACTTATTTGGAATCATTTCCGTGACTGAAAGTGTCTCTGCCATTTCTTTTATCTCCTAAAATTCTTTATATATCTATATATTAATCAATTGAGTTTGTTACAACAAAGTCTAAAGAAATAAACTCTACAGACTTGGTAGGCTGTAAGTAAATCTTTCCTCTAATAGTGTTATTT